AAGGTGATTTCGACACTGGCAACGTAAGATACAAAGCTAGAGAAAGATACTCATTTGGAGTATCAGACCCTAGAGGTATTTTCGCGTCACCAGGTGCGTAATAACTAATTAAAAAGGGGGCTTTCGGGTCCCCTTTTTTTATGGTAAAGAAAGATAATCATGAAGACATTTAGAGTACAGATTAGAGCATACGGATACTATGCTGATTTCAATGTTATGTCAGAGGACAATGACAAAGCGTTTGAAAATGCACTAGTTGACAAACTAGGAGAAAATGCTATAACGTGGGAAAAAGATGGATTCACTGATTCGTCTAAATTATGGCTAACTTATGAGGAAACCATAGATGCAAATACAAGTCAGAGACCTTTACAAGAAGAAGAGGGGTCTAGAGACAGAATGGGCACTGCATCAGCGTGATAACCAAAGGTATACTTTGGATATGGTAAGAATCGACAACAAAATTAGAGAAGTTGTCAATGCTATTAAAATCGAAGAAGCTAAAATAGCTAATCTTACTAATAAAATAGAAGACGCAGCACCCAAAGTTTCAGTAGCTACTTAGTAAAAAGCTACATCGCTGAAATCGTACTTTCACTACGCAATCTCTTGCACTCTATTATAATCTGCTATATAAAATACCCACTATACAATTTAAAGATCATAGACGCGTATAGTCGACGGCCTAGAGACTATGATCGTATAAACTAGGAGGATATAAATATGGCAAAAACAACGTTTTCAGGACCGGTGATTTCCAAAAATGGATTTCAAAATTTCGGACCTGGCATGACAGTTAGCTTAACAGCTGACACAACTTTGACAGTTGCTTCACACGCAGGTAAGATCTTACTTACAAATGATGCTGACGGTAAATTTACTTTACCAAGTATCAATGTAAATAGTAATGGTGGTACGGCAGGTGATAACGACTTCAATAACTTAAACAACATCGGTGCAACTTTTCACTTTTATGTGGAAACAGCTGCAACTGATATGGACATCTTAACAGATGGTACTGACAAATTTAAAGGCGGTATCATGATTGCTGTAGATGATGGCTCTAAAAAAGCTTTCATACCAGGTGCATCTAACGATGTTATTACTATGAACGGTTCTACAAAAGGTGGTATCGTTGGTAGTGTCGTATCAATCACAGCGATTGATACAGCTACATATTTGGTTCACAATTCTTTATTGCTTGGATCAGGTACAATAGTAACACCATACGCAGACGCGTAATAAATAACTCGGAGCGCCTGGTAATGCAGGCGCTCTTTAAAATGAGGAGGAAAAACACATGGCAGATACAGTATTAAATACTACAGTATTTGACGGAGCAAAAAGACTTATAACTCACTACAACGTAGTGTCTGATGGTTCAGGTAGCACAACTAAAATTGTTGACGTTTCTGGATTATCTACAAACCCTGCAACAGGTGCAGCTTGTTCTAAAGTTAGACTTGTAAAAGTTAGCTGTAATGTTTCAGTAACAGCACAAGTTGATGCACTTAGAATGCAATGGGATGCTACTACAGACGTTGTATTTCAAACCTTAAATGGTGAAATGGAATATGACTATTCTAGTTTTGGTGGTTTAAAAAACACCGATGCTTCTGGAGTAACTGGAGATGTAAATTTAGTTCTACCTGCTTGTACAAGTGGAGACACGGGTACAGTAGTTTGTGAGTGGTTAAAGATTTACTAGGAGTTTAAATGGCTAATACTACTTCGGGAACAACTACGTTCGACAAAACTTTTGCTATTGATGAAATAATAGAAGAAGCTCACGAACGTATTGGTTTACAAAATGTAGCTGGTTATCAATTAAAATCAGCAAGAAGATCTCTTAATATATTGTTTCAAGAGTGGGGCAATAGAGGTATTCACTATTGGGAAGTAGGAGATACTAATCTTGATTTAATTGAAGGACAATCAGATTATGATTTTTTTAGATCAAGTGATGATGGCACAAGTGCAACTACGACTGCACCTGCAAGTGTTTACGGAATGTCCGATGTATTAGAAGCACAATTAAGGTCTAATAGAACACAAACAACACAAGCAGATTCTCCAATGACAAAAGTAGATAGATCTACTTATGCTGGTTTTTCTAATAAACTATCTAAAGGAACTCCCAATCAATATTGGGTAGAGAGGTTTGTAGATAAAGTAACCATACACGTTTATCCGACACCAGATTCTACAAATGCATCAAAAGACATGCATTTTTATTTTATAAAAAGAATTCAAGATGTTGGAGATTATACAAATGCAACAGATGTTCCATTCAGATTTGTTCCTTGTATGGTATCAGGACTAGCCTATTACCTTGCACAAAAATATAAACCAGAATTAGTTCAAGCTATGAAGTTAATGTATGAAGATGAATTAGCTAGAGCTTTAGCAGAGGATGGGTCAGCTTCGAGTACATATATTACTCCTAAAGCTTATTACCCAAGCACATAATGCCAAAGTACGCATCGGGTAAACACGCAAAAGCCATATCAGATAGATCAGGTTTAGAGTTTCCATACAACGAAATGGTTAGAGAGTGGAATGGATCTTTAGTTCATATGTCTGAATACGAACCAAAACAACCACAATTAGAACCGAAGCCAATGAGTGCTGATGCAATATCACTTGCAAATATAAGACCTGCAAGAACAGAAAACCCTGTATCTTATTTTTTACCTGTAGATGCTTTTGAAACTTACGCTGCAAGTTCTGGAGTTATAAATGTAACAGCTCCTGGTCACGGATTAACAACTGCAACAACATATAGATTTAGAGGACAGCCAACTACATCACCAGGAACGGGAAGTCCAACAAACGCTGTTTTTGCTTATGCAAACCCAGAAAATTTTGATGGCATATCTGGATCTAATATTGCAAAAGCTGCCGGTTATACAATTACAACAGGATTATATGTAAATGATGCTAGAGTTTCTACAGATTATGCTGTAGCAAATTTCTTCTTCTTTACAGTTGATACAGATACTGCTACAAAAGGTGGAGTATCAGGAGGAGGATTAGGATGTTCAATTGGACCCGTTACATTGAGTGCATAAAAATTTTTTGGTTTAGATTAAGAAAAAAACAACACTGTTGGATTCACAATAGTTACACTGTTAGCTGTGATTTTTGCAGAAGGGTGGTAGCATAATGGCAGGATTAAGTGCGTCAGGATTAAAAACACAAATAAAAAGTTACACTGAAACAGACTCAACTGTTTTATCAGATTCTGTTTTAGAAAATATTATTTTAAACGCTCAATATAGAATTATGAGAGATGTTCCTATTGATGCAGATAGAAAACAACAATCAGGTAATTTAGTTGCAGGACAAGAAACAATAAATGCTCCTGCTGGATGTTTATTTATTAGAGGTATACAAGTCTATGATTCAAGCTCTGTGCTTACTGGATCTAATATTTGGTTAGAGAAAAAAGACGTAACATACTTACAAGAGTATCAACCGATTACGGGCACAGCTGCAGCACAAGGTAAACCAAAATACTATGCTATGTTTGGTGGTGCTACGGGTGAGGCTGATACTAATTCAGGGCGTATCTTTTTAGCTCCAACACCAAATACTACCTATAAATTTAGAGTGCATTATAATAAAATGCCTGATCTTTTGGAGAACAATGATACTAATTATATTAGCTTAAATTTCCCAAATGGCTTATTATACTGCTGTTTGGCAGAGACCTACGGCTTTTTAAAAGGCCCCATCGATATGTTGACTTTATACGAGCAAAAGTATAAAGAAGAAGTACAGAAGTTTGCTAACGAGCAAGTTGGAAGACGAAGAAGAGACGACTACACCGATGGTACAGTCAGAATACCAATTAACTCAGCAAACCCGTTATAGGAGATAAAATATGGCAAATACATCAGCAATCTGTTCAAGTTTCAAACAAGAACTTTTACAAGGAAAACACAACTTTTCGTCATCAGGTGGAGATACTTTTAAAATTGCACTATTTGATAGTGATGCAACTTTAGGTGCTTCTACTACGGACTATTCAACTTCTGAAGAAATTACAAACACATCTGGATCTGCATATACAGCAGGTGGAGCAACTCTTACAAGATCAGGAGTTTCTTTATCTTCAACAACTGCGTTTACAGATTTTTCTGATGTAACTTATTCTTCTGCAACGTTCACAGCAAACGCAGCTTTAATCTACAACACAACAACAGCAACTGGAACAGGCACGACTGATGCAGTTTGTGCGATTGCTTTTGGTGGAGATAAAACTGCAACTAACGGAACGTTCACAATTCAGTTTCCTACAGCAGACGCTACAAACGCAATCATAAGATTAGCATAGGAGGGCCACCATGTCGGTTTCTTCAGGATGGGGTCGATTCACCTGGGGCCAAGCATATTGGAACCGTGATGCTTTACTTGCAACCGGATGGGGTGCAAAAGCATGGAATGATGGTGAGTGGGGAAATCTCGCAGACGAAACAGTCTCATTAACAGGTGTATCAGCTACATTTTCAATAGGATCAGGAACAAGTATAACAGCAACCGCTGTTGTCGAACCTACAGGAGTTTCTTTTACAGGATCGGTAGGATCTA